GTGTAGATAAAACTGATCAACATTTTCTAAATACTGTTAGAAAAAATTGGATGGAAGTGAGTGATGATGATATTCTAAAAGCAAAAAAAATTGTATTAGATATATTTGGCGATAATACTTCGGTAAGAGGAACTCCNTGTAGTGACTTTATTCATATGTTTAATTCTAAAAATAATTATTTTGTACAAACAGATATTAATAGAGAACCAATTCTATTAAAATATGAAGGGGAATGTGATATGCATCTAAATCCTAGTGTAAAATTTGAGGAAATGCAGTTGTTTATTTAAAAAATGATTATATTTATATGTTTTATATTTTTTATATTTATTATAATGGATTATGATTTATCAAAACATTTCAAATATTATTATGAATTAGATGATGATTTAAAAAATATTGTATTATCAAAAATTCGAAATCCACAAAATAAAGAATTGTTAAATGATATTATTAGTTATAAAAAACAAAAAGAAATTATATACGAAAAATATTTTAAAAATGGTTTCGAATATACAGACGATTATGGGGATGATATTAATATATATGGATGGATCGAAAATGATTTATCTGGATATTATAATAATGAAATAGCTTATATTGATAATATAGTTCCTAGTAATATTGATAAATTATTAAGACAATATAGTTATAAAATAAAAAGGGAAATAAAAGGAGAAACAAATACATTATTTAATTATCATTTAAATAATAAAATAGATGCAAAAAGTAAAATAAATAGATATATTGGAAATTTAACAATAAATGAAAGAGAAGAATTTATTAGTAAAATTCATGGAGTATCAAATTATACATTTATTTAAGAATAATTAAATTTATTTTTTTAACTTAATTATCGTTTTAATATTAGATTTATATGATGATATAAATTTATTATCATTATATTGAATTTTTTTAACATAATTATTATGATATTTTTCTTTATCTGTTGGTGGATATGTTAGATACCATGATATTAATGTATCTAAATTTATAACTTTTTCAAATTTATATTTATATTTAAAAGTCATATATAAAATTGCTCTTGAAATAATTCCCTTAGATTCATCCGATGGAATAAATAATTTTTTTTTATGATTAACATAATTATTATTTTCTAATGCAATCCAATTCTTATTATGGGTAACATAATTTATAATAGTATACCAACTATTGTTTGGATAAATAAGAATTTCTTCATAATCTGAAAATTTGTAATTAGAACGAGCATTATTTAAATTTTTTGTCGTTTTAAATAAATTATGCATATCTATTTTAGCGGAATCAGTCATATGAGATATTGGATAAATATGTTCTAAAGAATAAATTGTTTTTTTAAATTCAATATTATGTAGATTTATTTTACTATAAATTATTGGCATATTGTTGTCAGATATTAAAGTATATTTTGGATTAATTAAATTTGTATTATATTTTGCTTTTAATATTATTTTATTAATAATTTGTGGGAATTTATTATGAGAAAATAATAAAGAATTAATATGAATGTTACAATATAAAATAATAAATAAAATAAAACACATTTGCATTTTATTAAATATGATATAAATATTTAAGTAATATTATATTATAATATAATTTAAATGTTAAATAAGAAAAGGAAAAACACAACAAATGTATGTAATGAGGAAAAAAGATGCAAGTTGGATAAAAAAAGAAAAAATTCATTAGAATTAGTAAGTAAATTAGTTAAAAAAAATAAAAATTATCACAAAATTTATATATTAAATGATATTGATTTTATGATATTATATGGTTTATTATAAAATAATCAATATAATAATTATCAAAATTATTTAAATGGGTTACTATATCTTCTTTTTTTTCAATAAATGAATACGGTAACATATATGGTATAATAAATTTAAACATATATTATATATGATTTTATATATTTATATAAAAATAATTAATCGTCTATTGTTAAATCTTCTATTGTTAAATTTTCAAATATAACTAATTTTTCTTTTATTTCTTTTCTACATAGAGGACATTTATCAATTTGTTTAATACATAAATCACAATATAATCTATGACCACATGGATATAACATACGAATATTTTGTAATGCAATTACTTCAAAACATATATTACATTCAACATAAATATTATTATCTATTATAATATATTTATCATTATTATTTTTTGTTAATGGACAAACTATATCATCATTAACAATTTTGTTATTATTATAATTAAAATAATATAATATTATTGATTTAAAACAAGATAACATATTTATTAAATATAAAAGATAAATAAAAATCAATTTTTTATAGATTAATCTAGATCATCATCTGGAGGAACATTAGTATTCATATCAGGCATTTGAGAAGGATCTCCTGCATCACCTTGATTTTTATAAAGTTTCATCATAATAGGATTTGTTTTTTCTTGAATTTCTTTTTGTTTATTTTCATAAATTTCTGCATCAACATTATCATTTTCTTCTAACCATTTAAGACCTTCGTCTACAATAGGGTCTAATTCTTTTTTAATTTCAGCAATTTCTTCAGCATTTTCTGTATTACCACTNTTAACATTGTTTTTTAGATTGNAAAGAAAATTTTCTAAACCATTTTTCTTTTCAATTTTGTCTTTTAGAGCATCATCTTCNGCTTTAAATTCTTCTGCCTTTTTAATCATATCATCAATATCTTCTTTACTTAAGCGTCCTTTATCATTTGTAATTGTAATTTTATTGGATTTACCAGTACTTTTATCTGCNGCAGAAATATTCATAATACCATTTGCATCAATATCAAATGATACTTCAATTTGTGGAACACCTCTTGGTGCGGGAGGAATACCATCAAGATGGAAATTACCTAACATATTATTATCTTTTGTCATACCTCTTTCACCTTCATAAATTTTAATATCAACACCTGGTTGATTATCAGCATATGTTGAGAAAACTTGTGATTTTTTAGTAGGAATAGTAGTATTTCTTTCAATAATTTTAGTCATAACACCACCAGCTGTTTCAATACCAAGAGATAAAGGAGCAACATCTAGTAGAAGTAGTTCACTTGTTTTTTGATTGCCTTGTCCAGTTAGAATAGCGGCTTGTACAGCAGCTCCATATGCTACTGCTTCATCTGGATTAAGTGATTTATTTAGACTTTTACCACCGAAATAATCACTTAATAGTTCTTGTACTCTTGGAATTCTNGTTGTTCCTCCAACAAGAACAATTTCATCGATATCAGATTTTGACATTTTAGCATCATTTAGTAAACGATTAATAGGATCAATAGTTCTTTTGAAAATATGATCAGCAAGTTGTTGAAATTTAGCCCTAGTTAGATTGTGTGTATAATCAACACCATCAATTAGAGAATCTACTTCAATTGAAGTTTTAGTACTTGATGATAAATTAATCTTTGCTTTTTCAGAGGCAATATTAAGTCTTTTTAATGCTTTTGCATTTTGTTTAACATCAACTTTGTGTTTTTTCTTAATATCTTCGCATAGATAATCAACAATAATATTATCAACATCAGAACCTCCAAGATGTGTATCCCCGCCGGTTGCTTTAACTTCAAAAATCCCACCATCAAGTGTTAAAATAGATACATCATGTGTCCCTCCTCCACAATCAAATACAATGATATTAGTTTCTTTATCATTATTGTTTTTATCTAAACCATATGCAATTGCCGCAGATGTTGGTTCATTAATAATTCGAAGTACTTCTAAACCAGCAATTATACCCGCATCTTTTGTTGCTTGTCTTTGTGCATCATTAAAATAAGCAGGTACAGTAATTACAACTTTTTTAAGTTCTTTTCCAATATAAGCTTCAGTAGTTTCTTTTAGTCTTTGAATAACCATAGCAGAAATTTGCTCTGCATGAAATTGAACATCTTCATTTTTGTGTTTAACATTGATTAGAGGTTTATTATTAGCATCTTTAGTAACTTTAAAAGACCACAATTTTGAATCACTTGCAACAGTTGGATCATCAAATTTTCTTCCAATTAATCTTTTAGCATCATAAACTGTGTTTTTTGGATTCATTGTAGATTGATTTTTAGCAGGTTCTCCAACTAATTTTTCATCATCTGTAAATCCAACATATGAAGGAATAATTCTTGAACCGGTTTGATGGTCCGGAATAATTTCTACTTTATCATTAACCCAAATAGCCGCACAACTAGTAGTTGTTCCAATATCAAACCCCGCCGCAATTTCAATATCACTCATTTGATAATAATATATTATATAATCTTTAAATATTTTTTATGCTCGTGTTACTTTTTTTCTTTTATAATAAATAGTAAAAGATATTATTACTCTAAATACACCATCTTTAGTAATTGGTACATCAATATGTTCTCCTAGTTCGTTAATTCTCGTTAATTTTACATTAAATCTTTTTAATTCTGGTAATATAGGATTTAAAACCATAGTATTTGTATCATTTGGACCACAACTTGTTCCGGATAATTCATGTTTATAAGATAACATATAACAATTTGGACTTATTAATAAATTTGTATGGATTGTTGGTTTATTAATATATATACTATCATAATATCGTAATGTATTAAATTCTTCTTTTTTAACTATGTAATTATATACTTTATTCATAGGATTTAATGAAGGACCGCCTTCATTATATACATACTTTATTCTTTCTGCGACTCTTGTTGGAGGACTTTTTGAAGCATCTATATTTTTAATAACATTCCATGTATATTTATTAATTTTTATATTATCTTTAGTATATCCAATATATGTTGGAACATAACGAAATGTTGCTGATGGAGTGATACTGCTTTCATAATAATAATTATTCTGTTTTAAAAAAGTTTTATAATCAGGTAAACCAAAACCAATATATTCTTGTTTTGTAAAAGTAACTATATTATTTAATGTTTCGGTACTATCTGCATCGCTACCATCCTCTAATTGCATTGCTTTAATACGCAATGCTGCATTTAATTTTTTTATAGTAGTTGCTAATACATTGTTACCATCAGGGTTTGAATTATAATTATGTATATTATTAGCTACATTATCCTTACTATCATAGTCAATAGGAGTCTTATCAACTTTAGTCCATATTAAACCATAATTGTTATCATTTATATTTGATTGAATATCATCAAATGTTTTTACAGTTATTTTTTTTGAAATTGCATTTATACGTTGAATATCATTTAAATTGATATATAAATAATCGCCAACATTAAATACATTTCTTTGAATTACATTTTCATTATCTGGAGTGTTTGTTAAATTATTAAATATACTATTTTCAACATATGAACTTTCT